AAGTTTAAGCCATCTGTTGAGATAACATTTCCAGCCCCGTCTGTCCAAGAAGTGCCTGCAGTATTTGCAGATATTGTATCAACAGCATTATGACCGTTTGTATCACTTATGGAAAGCTTATAACTTGTATATTTAATAGTGCTGGCTGAAGGGATAGACCAAGTAAGTTGTACTGATGCAGAAGCAGATAATGTTATAACTGGCGCAGCAGTTGATGAACTAGTAGCAGCAATACTTAAAGTATTACTTTGAGATCCAGAAACATTAGATGCATTAATTGGAATTACATAAACAGTATAAGACTTACTGATATCAAATGTATTTACAGTGGTTAAAGTATAGTTCCCGCCCGATAAAGTTAGTCCTGATGCTGCATACCATTGTGATGAAGAACTTGAAGATCCAGACTGAGTTACATAAACATTGTATCCAGTTATTGCAGGAGAAGATGTTGTATCTTGAGCAATACTAAAACTTATTTGAGCAGTATTTAATGCAGTATTAGTATTAACAAAAGACCCGCCAGATATAGTAGTAGCATTTAAAGCTGGAGTAATTGTTGAACTAGGCACAACAAAGGTTGTAGTAACTGCAGTGCCAGATGTCACAGTTCCGTTTGCTGTGTATAAAGGTGTTATTGTAAGGGTATAAGTATCTCCCGCCACAAGGTTAGTTAAAGCTAGGCTGTGAGTATTTGTTGGTAAATCGGAAACATTTGATCCAGTACCTTGATTATCAATAGCAGTTCCTATCCCAGATAATTGCCAATTGTAAGAGTTATAAAGTAATCCTGAAGTATTGCTAACAGACCAAGTTGCAGTTCCATTATATGTAGATGTTGCAGAGTTCATGGTTGTTGCACTCGCAGTTAAACCTGAAACTATTTGTATATTTGTAGCAGCAAGATTGTATGTAAAACCGCCAAAAACTGTGCTTGAAATACCTGCAGAAATTACAGAGACATCAACTGGACCAGTTTTTGATGAAGTAGGAACAGTTACGGTGATTGTACCAACAGACGAACTTGTGCTTGGAACAACTGACTGTATTGTTGCAATGTTTTTTCCAAACAACACAGATGCATCTGAACCAATTCCATATCCTGTTATAGTAACTGTACTTGCAGCTGCTCCAGAATTTGGACTAATCAATGTTATATTTGGACCAACTGATGTATTTGAAGGATTTGGAAAAACAATACCCAGATTATTTCTATTAACACCATTATAAGTAATTTGATTTAACACTAAATTAGTTTTTAAACCATTATCAAAAACTTGTTCTACAGATTTTACAAAGAATAAAATGTTCTGAATATTTTTTAAAGTATATGTAACATTTACTATATCTCCCACCTGTATTAGTGGATTTCCAAAAATTTCAATGCTTATGTCTTTGCTAAATGAATCTGATGCTGCAGCAATAGTCTTAATAATTGAATCTGCAGACCTTTTAGACTGAATCCAGTCTGTTTGTATTTCAATAACTTCATTTATGTTTTGTTGATTTATAACTCTTTCTATTGTAAGTTGTGGCGAAAGAGTTATCATTCCTCTTGAAGCAAGAAGTAAGTTAGCTGTTGCGATCTTAGTATTTGTTGTTCCTGTTGAAGTGAAAACAGCATGCCTTGAGTTATTTGCGATTGCAAATTTAGCTCTATATCCTGTTGAAGCAATATTAGAGTAAGACAAAGCATCCTCTTTTACAGACATAAATTGTGGTGTAGCACCTGTATCTTGGTTAGGATAATAGAAAAAGCTATAATAAGATTTAAATATTTCTGCGCCTAAAGATGGGGTTAATGCTAATTGCACATCATAATAATTTATACCCAGAATTTCTGGTCTAACTTGAACAAGAAATGAATTTTCTTTTGTGTTTATACCCTGCACAATAGAGTTTAAGAACCCTCTTGTTTGATAAAAATAATCTACTGTTTCAAAAATTGGGCTTTCTGTGGCATAAACCTCTGCTAAATCAAACGCTGAAGTTGTTGTTCCGTCTGTTGATGCAAAGAACCCAAATGAACTGCCTGAAAAACCTGCAGGCATAGATGTCGCCAAAGAATTGCTGACCCAGTATGAAGGTCTTATTTCTTGTCCAGAACTGTTAACTTTTCCATCAAGGAAATACTTGTGATTATTAATAGAAATCATTCTTTGACCAGGAACATTAACAAACTTTAGATTCAAAACATATGCTAATTCTGCGTCATATAAAGCATCTTCTGGCTCGTTGTCAAAATCAGCATGTAAATAGTTTGATACATCAATAGGCTTTATAAGTTGTGTCTTTACACCTGTAGAACTAATTGAATAAAAAGTTAAAATATATTTTTTATAGTAATCGTTTAAACCACTTGCTTGTACTTCAGCAAAATAAGTAGTTCCAGAGCCTGATCCAAAAAAAACTCCAGCATATGCATTTGCTGGTGCTATTGGAATTTTAAACTTTGAGGAATATGTAGAATAACCAGCGTCGTTGGTTTTAGCAACCACCATTGTTTTTGTTGAATTTCCTTGAGTTAAAACTTGAATTTTATTGTTTGCTATTCCAAGTGCGACACCATCTGTAAATGTTCCTGAATTAGGTGCAAGCAACAATGTCTTAAACTTATCAGAATAATCTGAAGAAGTTTTCATTATTTTATGAGATGATGCCTTTGTACCAAACAGACCTCTTTCTACATTTACAAATCTGCCCGTTGGAGTTTGCAAAATTTGTGCAGCACCAGTTTTATTTGAAAGATAGCCTACTTGAGTATTCAATTCATCTTGATTTGCAGGAAATATTGGTTGTGAAGTTATATTATTTCCTGTGCTATCAAGTGCTGTTAAAGCTATTTCTATGTTACCAGAAGACATTATTTCATTTTCAATAACCACATATCCAGAATGATTTATTGTATTGCCAAAGAATAGGTTTTGCAGACTGCCTGGATCTGTTTCATAAAAATTCTGAGAATAGCTATTTATTGAATTACTTAAGAATGAAAACGGAACAACATCTTCTGAGTCTTGTTTCCAGATAATGTCGGGAGCAACCTGTAATATGCTTGTAGTTTTACTTACATCGCCTAGCCCTACAGATCTTTTTATATTTGGTCCTCTGTAACGCAATAAGATCTTTCCTATTTTAGTTTTAATAGTTTCATTATAACTTTGATCAACTATGTTTTTATCAGATATATTGTATGAATAGTTATTGTTAGTTACAATAGATTTTAAGTTTTGGAACTGCATTATGCCATATTCGTCAATCCAAGCACCAACCTGATATGCCAAGAATGTCTCTTGCAAAATCTTATAAACAGTTTTACTTGCTGAATCTGCAAAGAAAAAGCTTGATGTTAATGGTTGTTGGTTATCAGTAAATAGAGCTTTTAGCTTATCGTAGTTATAATCTGTGAATCCCGCAAAATCCATTATGTTGGTAAAAGCTGTAAATAAATCTTGGCTTTCAGATACATAATCAGATACTGGGACGGTTTGTAAAAACTTCATAATATCAAAGCAATTTACTTTTGTAGATATTATGTCTTGATTGTCCCAAGTATCGGCATAAAAGATACCAGACGGAATAAAAGTGTTTGAAGAATCTGGCAAATAAAAATATGTATAGAATTTAGTATTTTTAAGCAACATACCTGCCAACGGTGTTATGTACGATGTAGAATTAGCGTTTGTTGAAAACACCGATCTTGGGGCATTTGAAGATCCAGATAGAGGAATATTAGAAAATTCAATAACAGAAGAATTAGATGACATTGAAGATATTGGCAATGGAGTATTGTTACTATCTATTTCTTTTCTGATGTCAATACTAATAACATAAGGGGTCATATCAAGCTCAAGCCTTGGAGAAATCTCAACTACTTGGAATCTTCTTAACTCTAGGTCTGTATCTGAATTGATTGGGTTATCTACATTATAATTTGTTACCGATGTTGATGTAACTTGAGTTACATTTATCTTGGTCATGTTTACATAACCATTAACCTTTGATCCCCCGACATACATTGATATGTTTCCAAGGTTATCAATTACAGGCATATTTGATTTTCCTGATGAAGACCAGGACCATTTTGTAGTTGTAAATGTTGTACCGTTCCAGTAAAGAACACATACTCCTGCATCTGATATAGAAGAAGAAGGGATATTTACTGTAGCCACTGGCTTTCCAGAACTTAATGTATCATCATATAAATTAACAATTAAATTATCAGGCTTAGACTGACCTAGATTAAACTTTAAAACTATTTTATTTACAGCCAAAATATCTTCGTACATCGCTCCTATAGATGTTGAAGACTGTACAGAATTTGTTAAAGTTGGCTTTTCTGAAACAAAATATTTATACTGGGAGAATGATGACAATACACCATTCTTATATAATGGGCTACTTGTTGATGGTCTAAATAATACCCTAGGGGAATATGTAACAGATGTAACTGGCAAGGAAGTTTTCCAACTCCCGCTAACTTTTGATAAATCAGCAGTTCTAACAATTTCTGGAATTGCAGTATTGCCACAAGTTATGTAGCTTTCTCCTGGTCTAAAATATGTAAACGCATTATCCGTATTCCACAAATTGCCATTATCATAGTCAAAACTAGTTATTTCATAAACTTTGACTTGACTTACTATTAAGCCCCATGCTGATGCTGAGTTTAAAGTAGTGTTTGTCATATCTAACGTTAGGTTTATTGATGAGTATGTTCCATCTGTTTTTCTTAAACCTGATTTTACCTCTATCTTCTGCCAGTCTATGTTGTCAATTGCTTTAAATGTAGTTCCGCCAAATGAAGGGTTTGAGCTATCTACTTGAGTTACAAGATTAATAACATCATCAGTCATTGACTTTACATAATAAACAAACTTATAACACTTGTTTACTTCTGCTGACAAATTAAATGTGATTTTTGCTGATCCGCTAAAGTTTGTGTAATCAGAAAGGTCTGGGCTTCCATTTATTGTGACGGGTGTTAAAGCTACTTGAACTGCTGATTTATTTGTAAATACAGAAGAGACATATCCATTTGTGGTTGCACTTACAGAAACTTTAGATGAAGATGGGGTCCAATTTGTAGTAGTTAAATATGAGCTTGTATCAAACCCATTTCCTAAGCCAGAAAATGTTGCAAATGGAGAGTATACTAAGTTATAGTTCCACTCTCCAGCTACAAAGGGATACGCCTTGATAGAGTTGCTAGAATCAATATAATTTTTAGCAGTTGTATTAGTAGATAGCATTAAATCTCCGTAAACTCTATCTTAACATCAACAAGATCATACCCAGAAGCACTTCCCGCCAATGAATTTGAATTGGTTGTACTTCCTATTCTTCTTTTTGTTACATCGTATGTAAAATTAGTTATAAATGCATTAATTATTTGTCCACTGGTTGCTAACGAATCGGTGTAAGATGAAGGTAGTGGTACATTGCCATATGAAGGATTTGTATCTTGTGCAAAAGTTAATTTAACATATATTGGAGAAAAAACATTTGCTTCATAAAAAGACTTAATCCAAGCAGCACCAAATGGGGATGTGTATGTTGTATATGTAGATGGAACATTTGAGCTAGTTCCTGGATTTGAATAAGTTCCTGTAATAAAATATGTTGAATTTTGAGAGAGTGGAATAATTGATAGCGAAGACTTTAATCCAGTAACAAGGAAATTACTACCATTTATTGCACCTACTGTAAATGTATTGTTATATGTATTGTCTGGTGCTCCAAATATTGTTATTGCAGTTCCTACACTAATAAGTGCTGTTAACTGTGCATTTGTTAGTTTTGTTACAAACCAAGTATCTGAGCTAGTCCCGCCAGGCAGTACATCTCCTGCTACGATAGTTGATATCGCTGTTCCATTAACCCAGGTTAAGGTTGCGTTAAGCCCTGACACTCCTATGGTCACTCCTGGTGTTGCAAGAGTAATATACTGACCAGATATCGCCTTAACGACATATGAGCCATTTTGTGGGTATCCAGCAGGAAGAGATGTAAGCCCAGATAAAGTTACAATTGAATTTACTGGAGGTACAGTTCCAGTTATCAAGATCTGTGTTTCTCCGCCTACGCCTGTGCTTAGGGTTTGTGTAAAAGACTGTGTTGCAATGGCTGGAGCTGGGATAAAAGCTTTGCTGGTTGGGGCAGGAGTAACCACCGTTGTAGTTAAAGAAGATCCTATATAATCAACTAGATTAGAATCAATTGTTGGAAGATCTTTCCAATCTACCGATACCTTTATTTTATTAGCAATGACATACTTTCTCATAGTTCCATTTGCCATTCTTTGAGATTTTTCAACAATATCATAAGATATAGAAATAGGTGAACGGTTGTGATCAGACAATTTGTAAAATGTATTATTATCAAAAGATACTTGTATACCGACGGGAATTGGTAATATCAATTTGTCACAACCTTTCTATTTGAACTAATCATATCAGATTTTCTCTTAATAGCATCCATAACTGTCTTTGCAATATCATCAGCACTTGCATTAGATCCCGCATTTACTATAATTTGATAGTTATCTCCGCCAGAGATTGTCTCTATGTTTTTGATCATATTATCTATTTTATCAGATTTTGCTGCTGGCACAACCAATTCTCCAGCTTGTAGCATTGATAGAACTTCTTTACCATGTTCCCCTGGAACAACACCACCTGTATGGAATGAAGGGATTTGTACTGTGCCACCCGCAAATAAAGTCTTTCCATTATTATATTTAGGATTTGTGAAAAACACTGGATTAACAGCTTGTAATGAAGCAAAAGGAAGTTTATACATTGATGCAATGCCTGCCAATGTTTCTCCAGCTTTAATAAGATGTGTTGCAACAATACTGCGAGTTTTTGATGCATCTGAAGTTGCGCTGGTTGTTGGTGTAACAGGATAAGTTCCTGGAGCAACATATTGTACTGGGATAAACTGACTACCAAGATATGTTCCCGTTCCTGGAACGGCTTGACCGCCATTTGCAGCAGTCCATGTTGTACCACTACCTGAATCTACTCCAGTACTAGATGAGCTTGTGCCAGAAGTTGTTGCGGGGGTTGGTGAAGGAGTTGGTGGAGGAGTTGGTAAAACTCCAAGCGAAGTATCTGGATTAACATTAACATCTGGACTTTGTGGAGTTACACCTAAATCAAGTACTGATTGGGGATATTGAATTTGTTTAATTCCAGCTGCAGCATTTGCAATTGCATCCTTTAAATCTTGTAATGCATTATTAAATTTATCAGCATTTTCTTGTAATTTATCAATTTGTGCTTGTAAAATATTTTGCTGAGTAGTTGTATTATAATCATACTGCAATGAGCCAATTTGTTGTCCAAGCAATGCTGATTGCAAATAATCACCTGAAGCTTGAGCAATTCTTTGCTGATTCATCAAATCAAGTTTTGATGTTTGGAAATCATTTTGACGCTTTATCTCGGCAGTTATTTTTTGTTCTTGAGCTAATCTTTCTTTTGCAGCCTTTAGAACTTGATTTTCTTTATCTGCTAATTCTTTAATTGATGCAAGAGCTTTAACATCTGCAGGAGTTGCCTTATAAGGTGTTGGTGTTCCTGTTGGTGATGGAGTAGGGGTAGGTGTTGGAGATGCGCCTGATGCTTGTACTTGTTGCAGCTTTTCTATTCCTGCTAAAGAACTATTCCAAAGTTTAACTACCGCTAATCCTCCATCAGTCATTGCTTTTGTTATAACAGTTGGGTCTTTAAAGAATCCAGAGTTTAGCATTGTTATTGCTTCGGCTAATGTTCTTGTATCACCACCCTTTGCTTTAAAGGTTGCTGCATATTTATCAAAACCAGGAATAGAACTTTTCATTGCATCTGCTAAGGCTTGATACATTCTTGGATCATTTAAGCTACGCATAACTGTTGGATTATTTTGAACACTTTTAAATTGAGTATCTACATTTTTAGCAGTTGTTTGAGTTAATTGTATTACTGCATCTGCTGCACCCTTAGTAAAATCTGTATAATGTCCAAGAAGAGTTGCAAAAAATCCAGGTTGATAGGCAGATGCTTGTGCATTTACAGCATTTATAACACCTTCAAGTCCACCTGTTGTTTTCAACAAAGCATTTTTAATACTTATTATTTCTTGAGCTGGTCTTCCAGCTGCATTTAATCTTGCAATTGCATCTTGAATTCCTTGTTCTTTTGTAGCTCCAGATGCCATATCTGAAGCCACTTTTGCTTGAGAATCAGCTAACGCTGCTGCGTAAGATTCTGCTCCAAGTTTTTTAATTGCATCTTTATCCATCTGACTTGTTGAATTAATGTATGCTTGAGTTAAATTATCTATAGCTAACATATTGTCTGATACAGATTTTTTATGCTTATCTAATCCATCTGTTGTTTTACTAAAATCATAAGTAGCAAGTGGTTTAAAGCTAATATTAAATTGTGATGCAGCAGCTGCACTCATAGTATAAGAAGACTTTAATGCATTTTCTTGAGTTCTAAACTCATCAGTTGCTGCTTTAAAAGCAAATACAAGTCCACCCACAACAACCATTAATGGGCCTAGGCTTGCCATTATTTGTGGAACAAACATTGCTAACATTGAAATTGATCCAGCAGCTGTAAGTGCACTACCTGCTGCATTTGCTGTTGAATTATTTCCACCGCCAATTCCACTGACGTATGAGCCACCCATCATAGCAGCCATTCCTATTCCAGCTGTTGCGCCTTTACCGCTTAAAGCTCCAGTTAATTTTTCAAGTTTAGTAGTTGGAACTATAATATTTGCTTCATTTAAAGCTTTTTGCATTGCCAAATTAAATGCTTCGGCTAATGTCATTCCTGCTGTATCCATAGATGCAAGATTTTCAGTTACAATTTTTTCAATATCTAATTTTACAATCTTTGATGCTTTTATTCCAGCCTCAAGCAGTCCCGCCGTCAAACCTTCTGTGTATGCATCAGCAAGAGTTATTCCCTCTGCATTAAATACGCTTGTCTCTAAGCTTATTGCTTCAGCTGAAATACGACCTATGTTTGTCATTCCTTCTTCAATTCTTGCCTGCATTGGTGTAATAATGCCTGCTGCAATCATTTCACCAGCATCTGCAAATAAACTTGTTTCTGCAGTAATTGCTTCTGGAATGTATCTAGCTAAATTAGTCATTGATGATTCAATCTTCATCTGCATTGGTGTTATAAATGCTACCACTGCTTGTTCTCCAGAAACAGCCATTGCTTGATCAATTGCAGATTGTGCAGCAGGTAATTCTGATGCAAAAGCTTGTTCAATACTAGACAAATAAACTCTTGGAACATCTAATCCTGCTTGTTGCCAAACCTTTTCTATACTTGCTGTTATTTCTTTAGATTTTGCAGTTAATGAAGTTAATTGATAATCTCCGCCCCCAGCGTACATAGCATTTCTTGGAGCATAAGTACCCATTGCTTTTCCGCCTGGATACTGCACTCCTCCGTATTCATAAGGGTCAAAACCCTTCATTGTACTTGCGCCTATACGACCATACAAAATATTTTTTTCTGCATTTAATTGATTAAAACCTTGTAGAAGTTTTGCCGATTCTTCATCAAGAAGATTCATATTTTGGTTTAACATTGTAAGAGATTTTTGGAAAGCTTTAGTTAATTCAACATCTGTCAAAATATCCATTCCTTTAAATTCTTCATCAAACAAAAGAACATCTTTGACAGTTTGATTTAATGCTGCGGTAAGTTTGGCTGCAGCCTGTTCATTTACAACCATGCCTCTTGATCCTAGTTGAGCAAAATTGGTGCTATATACCGATGCATTTAATTCTTCGCTAATAATCTTAGACTTTAAATAACCTCCATTTTGAGGTTTTAGTCCTTGATTTGCTGCTGCTGTAAAATCTGTAACAAAATTACTTAATCTCATTAATGTGAAATCTTCTACTTTTGTAATACCCAACCTTACATCTCTTATTGCAGCATCAATAATAGCTTTTGAACCCTGCGTAAGATTTTCATCAAGAGCAAGTAATTGAGCTTCTTCATAGCTTATCATTTGAGCTTCTGAAACGTGAGATTTTTGGAAAGTTGCCGACCTTATTTTATCTGGTGATTTATTATATGCCATAGTTGCAGGTCTAGCCATTGGAAGAGAAGAAAATTCTTCTTGACTAATTCTTCCCGTCATATTTCTTTCAGCAATTGCAGATGCATTGGTTAATGCAACGTCGGCAGTTCCAGTGCTCATAGCACCAGCCATACCCTCAAGGGATACGGTTAGTCTTTGAATAGCTTGATCTAAAAGATCAACTGCATTAACATCACTGCTAATTGCTGTTGAGAATAATTCAGCTGCATTTTTTGAAGCCATAATTTGTGGAGTCAACAATTCCTTCATTGACTTACCGCCACCCATAAGCATCTTAATATTTAAGAAGCCCTTCATCAAATAACCCGCAAAGTTAGCCAATAAACCAGTTAACATAATTACTGGTCCAGCAAGTGCTGTAAGTCCCGCAAAAATTCCTAATACTGTTTTAACTGGGCCAGGCAATGAAGAAAATGCATGCCCAATTTTATTTGCTATTCCTAAAATCAAACTTCCTATTTCAAGGAATTTTTGTCCTACTGGATATAGTGTTGCTTTAAAGCCTTCCATAGCTCTTTGCCATTTTGCAGTTGCAGATTCTGTTGCCTGTTTCATTTCTTGATTAGCAAGTGTTGCTAATTCTTGATTTGTTGCTCCTGCAATTTTAAGAGCATTTTGTGTTTGTGATCCAATTTTTCCAAAATTATCAAGAAGTGCAGATACACGAGCAAATTGAAACTTACCAAATAGTTTTTCAATTAATTGTTCTTTAACTAATGGGGATAGCTTTGCCATTCCCGCCTGCAATGCTTCAATCATTTTTACAGGATTACCCTGTGTACTATCTTTAATTGCAGTTAGATTAATTCCATATTGTGCAAATTCTTTTGATGCTGCTGATGTTGGAGCAATCATAGAAGCAATTGCAGATTTAACTGCGTTAGCAGCTTGTGCTGCAGGAATACCAGCTTCACGCATTGCAACAAGCATAACTGCAGTATCTTTATATGTTCCACCAAGTTGTTGCATAATTGGTCCAACACGTGGAATTGCCTCAGTCATGTCGCCTAATGTCATTGTTGTTTGCTTCTGAATATCTGACAAGAAGTTAACAGCATTAGCTAATTCGCCTGTACTTACTTTATAAACATTTTGTAACGCAACAACAGTATTGGTTGCAGCTGAAGCATCAACTGCTCCAAGCTTTGAAAGTCTTTGAGTTTGATATGTTGTGTCAAGAAGGTTCTGTCCTTCTCTTCCCATAGCAGCAAAATTAGCTGCAACTTTAACCGTTTCTGTTTGTGCAATACCCATATCTTGTGCAACTTGTTTTCCAAGATTAAGTACTTGACCAGAAATTTGATTAAGTTGTGCTTGACTTGGAGGAGTAAGACCTTCACCATAAAGTCTTTGTAACTTTGTTAATTCTGTGTTTGTATCTTTAAATGATTTAACTGCTGCTGCACCAAACATAAGCATTGGCATTGTTAAACCAACAGTTAACTGACGACCTGCCCACTGAGTATTCTTACCCCAAGTGATTAAAGCTTTTGAAGAAGCATTTAAAGAAAGGTTATACATATCCTGCTGCATTGTTGCAAGCTTAGTTGCATCTGTTACAGCATTAATTTGAGTTGGAGTATATACTGACAAAAATCCTTTTCTCATAGGATCTGTCATAACTACTGAGTTTGAAAGTTTTACTTGTTCCGCTGTTAATGCAGCAAGTGATGTAGTAGCCTCAGATGACTTTTTTGTGATAATGTTAAAGTAATCAGAAAGTTTTAATTTACCTGCAACAAGTGCTTGACCAAACTTTTCAGTTTCAGAAGTCATCGCAACGGTCTGCATTGTAAACTGACCAGTTGAAAGCATTGTAGACTTAAATGCTGCTTGTGCTGCTGCTAAATCTTTACCAAGTGTGCTGGATAAACCGACACCAACAAGACTTTTATTTAATAAGTCTACTTGTGTTTGTAAAGATTTAACTTGTGCATTTACTGATGCAAAATCACCTAGGGCAACAACATTTAATTCTATCCGTGCCAAATTATTCTACACCCCCCATTTGCATGAAACCAAGACCTTCACCAACTCCAAAACCTTCTTGAGAAGCAATGTGAGGATTCATTAACGCTGATACATCCTCTTCTGCTTTTTCATCTTCAAGTTCTGCATCAAGGTCAACTCCCTGTATTGCTGCAAGGAATTTTCTTTCACGATCTTCTCTATCTCTGATTGCTTTTAATGTTGCCATTAATTCATTCATTGATAAATTTTCTTCTAGTTCATCAAAATTCTTCCAATGACCTAAAAGAAAAACTTCAGACTCTAAGGAGCTTAGGTCTAGTTCGTCCCAACTAGTGCCGCTCCCAGAAGGTTTGGGTCTGTCAATTTCAACCCACCCGCAACTTCAAGAATTTTCATCATTGTAGGAATTTCAACAATTTCTTCAAACTTATCTCTATCTTCTGATAGGTCTTTTCTTCCAATACCTTCCATGCAAATCATTGCAGCTCTAATGAATACGTCCATTGCAGCTTCTTCAGAGCTATCCTCTGCTTCGTCCATAACCTTAAGAACTTCCATAAACTTTCTTAATTGCTTGATAGGCAATGGCTTTACGGCGATTACTTCGCCATTTGATAATTCAATCTCTACTATATCATATACTGTTGTTGCCAATTTATAGCTCCTTCGTTTGTTAGTTAAATTATACCAAGAATGTTA